TTTTTGGCTTCCTGGCTATTGCTATCATTCATGTTATACATGGTCACGATATTGATTTCTCACAACTTGGGGTGGGGTTTGGAACAGTTCTTGGCGGTTCGGGGGTCATGATTGGCGCTAAAGCTGCTACTCAAAAGGATGGTGGCGATGTTTCCTCTCCCAATTAATTTTTACATTTACGCTGGAATTGCTTTTATATCTGCTTTTGGCGGATTTTATGTAGAGCATTTGCGTTTTGAAAATTATCAGACTCAGGTAGAGTCAATTGGCAAACAAGCCGAAGAACATACAAAAGCGGTAATAGCAGAGCAACAAGCCCAAACTGAAAGGATTGCTAATGATTACAAGACTAAGCTGGATTCCATTAATTCTTATTATGACAGGATGCGCCAGTCCAGTAGCGGTTCAATGTCCGCCTCCAGCCAAACCATCACCTTCCCTGATGGAAGCTCCAAAGACTTTATATCTGTTGCCCAAGACTGTGCAGCAACAACCCAGCAATTAGTATCATTACAACAGTGGGTCAACGAACAGGTAGGAATTAAATAATGCAATATTCTAAAGACGGATTACACCTTACTGAAGGCTTTGAAGGATGCAGATTAACTGCTTATCCTGATCCTGGCACTGGCGGAGATCCTTGGACTATTGGCTACGGTCACACAGGTCCTGAAGTTCATCCAGGCATGACAATTACTTTAGAGCAAGCAGAAGATTTATTGGCACAAGATGTCAAAAGAGCAGAAGCGGATGTTAATGCCAAGCTCACCGTTAAAGTAAGCCAAGAGGAGTTTGATGCTCTTGTGGACTTTGCTTTTAATTGTGGATGTGGCAACCTAAACAACTCTACTTTGCTTAAAAAGGTCAATGCAGGGGATTTTGAAGGTGCAGCTCATGAATTTGAGAAGTGGGATATGGCTGCTGGTCATCACATGGCTGGATTGCTCAGACGCAGACAAGCTGAGGAATTAATGTTTATGAAGGGAATGACAAATGCCGTTAGCTAAAGGAACATCTAAAAAGACCATTTCTAAGAATATTCGTGAGATGATTCGATCTGGTTATCCACAAAAACAAGCTGTAGCTGCTTCACTTTCCACTGCAAGAAAGAGCAAAAAACATGGCAGAACGAAAAAGAGGTCCTAATCTCTCCGTTGGTCGTGGCGAAAAACTTTCCGTTTCTGCTGGCGGGGGTTTGACTGCGAAAGGGCGTGCCAAATATAACAGAGCCACAGGATCAAAGCTAAAAGCACCCCAAAAATCAGGCAGTCGGCATCGTTCATTCTGCGCTAGATCCAAACACTGGAAAGGTGAGCGTGGTAAGGCTGCTCGTAGGCGCTGGGGGTGCAGATGAAACCTGGACTTTATGCCAACATCCATAAAAAAAGAGAGCGTATCCGTAAAGGTTCAGGCGAGAGGATGAGGACTCCTGGATCAAAGGGCGCTCCTACTGACTCTGCATTTCGTAAAGCAAAGAGAACGGCAAAAAAGCGTGGCAGAAGATAGTCACTATAAGTCCCTCCTTAAAGCGGTTACTTGGCGCATCACAGGAAGCCTTGACACTTTTGTTTTGTCTTGGATTATTACTGGTCATGCAACTCTTGCTTTTAGCATAGCATTTGTAGAGCTATTTACCAAGATAGCTCTGTATTGGCTACATGAGCGTATCTGGGTAAACATCAAATTATGATTCATTGGGTGTTAGGAATGGAGGGCGCTTCTCCTCCCCAAAAGAAATAAAATTGTTGCGTTGCAACATTAAATAACTCCAGGTCTTTCAGCGTTGTGCTTGATTTTCCAAGTAGCAGTGCCATCACCCCAATGTTCTTGAAATTGCTTAGCAAGTTTTACTTTGTCTGCAATTGGCATACCGTAAAAATGCACTAAATAATCTCCAATTTTCCAATCTTTTGGATGTTGATTCATTACTTTAGATTCCACAATTCTTACAGTATTGCGAACTTCCTCATCTTCTTGCAATAAATTCCATAAATGCGCTTGCAATGTCCAAGGGTAATAACGCCAAACTTCATAATCGTCAATCCAGCGCTGAAACAGCTTTAATGATTTAGGTGTGTTTTTGTAGATCATGACATCATTGTTAATTGCCCACCAATTGGCGTTTTCTTTAGCAACTAGGACATGATCTGTTCTTTCAACTAAATCCTCTACCTTAATACGCCAATTCATAAACATCGTATCAGCGCCAACAACCATCAAAATATCGCTGTTTTCCAACAGCTTATAAACACCTTTTAGCTTGTCAATAATATGCTTGTTGTAATTTTCATAGTCAAAATATACGCAATCGTAGGTGTAATCATGTTTTTGGCAATAAGCCAAATGATTGTTTTGCGTAATATCTGACAATTCACGAATTTTGTCGGATGTATCGGTATGGATTGTTATTTTCATGGTGCTGGAATAAGCCTTCCTTCAAAAGCATAAGTACCAATATGAGCAAGTTGACACCAAGGCGCAGCATGGACTTTTCCACCAATTTCACGCCAAATACGGCAAAAATGATAATCCTCTGAAAGCAAGCGTTGAGTGCCTGGCTCAATTGAAGTAGCAAAATACTCTTTAATTTCTTCACGATTAGTTAAAGATCCAGCAAGATCTGTGACATCGTTTAAGTAGCTTGGCACATGATCTTTTAACTTTTCAAAGACTTCACGCTTAATCAACATAAAACCAGTACCGCCATTAAAGATCTCTACAGGCTCTCCAACAGGCACAGTCACCTCTCCTTGGTAATCTACTAAATTGACCACAAAAGAGCCTGTATGGTGTTTTAATTGATCGTTAGGTACACCGTTATTCATTGCGTTCTTTACTGAATCCCAATTGACCTCTTTTTTAGGATAAATACCGCAAATAATGTCTTTATCAGCCTCAATCATCTTTACGATGTCATGAGGATTAAAACGAATGTCTGCATCAATAAACATTAAATGCGTGTATTCACCTTTTAAGAAAGTGGCTGTTAAAGCGTTTCTGGCACGGGTAATCAAGCTCTCGTTAAACATAAAGCTAAAAGCAGCGTTGATCTTATGCTGAGAAAACACCATTTGAGATTGCATAGCTGATTGAGTATAAAAACCAGCGCACATACCTCCATACATTGGCGTTGCAATGAAAATATTAGTTTTTGTTAGGTCTGTCATAGTAATTCCATAAAGTTTAAGTTGCGATAAATAACGCCATCATTCCATTTGCGATTTTGTGCTTTCTCGTACAGATAAATGACTTTCTCTGGGTAGATAAACAAAGGCTCGCAATCCTCAAAACAAAAAGCATAAACCAGTGGTGCTTTCTTGCTGCTAAACCATTCCAAAAACATCGGAATCATTTTGATTTCTTTTTCTTTGAAATTGGCTGTACCTTTGACATTGACCACCATTGTTTCGTCATTTCGATTGATAACAAAATCAGGTAAATTGCGTAACAAGCAAGGCAAATTGAAAAAATTAGCCACATTTCCAGACTTTTCATCAAAGCCAATCCTGCTAGCTTGATAGCCGTGAGATTCACACCATCTTTGAAATAAAACCTCACCTTTGTTAGCAACGGTTTGCCGTTCTGCGTAGGAATTTGATCCATTCACTAGAATCTACCAATAGTGAGCCAAAAACCATAACCGAAGATAGCGACAAACGCTAAAACCCCCATAAAAGCCCAAAAACCATCGTATTCACGCTGATAAGGTCTTTGTATAGCAGTTGCATAGTCAGCATCTCTAAACGCCTCAGAAGCGCTCCTATAAGTCTTTCCTAATCCGTAATTAAATTTGCTCATAAATATCCCCTTAAATGAGTGCCAGCTTGCCCAAGAAGTTGGCTGGCTCAACCCCTAACTACCTGGCTAATTCACGCCAGATTCCCCTTGGACTGGTGAAAACTCATCCATTGTTTCAATCATCACCACTAATCCACCGCCCTTTTTAACTTCTCCACGCTTGATCTCAATAAAATCAATGTTGAAATCATCGTCAAATACCCCAGCATCCTGCAAGCTATCCTCAATAATCTTCAAAAGGTTTGAAATATCCCTTTTTCGCCTATCTGGTGGATAAGCCCAAACAATCAGCGCAATCTTGGCATCACCTAGTTTCGGCACTCGATACTCTGCAATGTATTCCTGCACTGCTGTTTTGTAGGCTTTAGCCTTTGCATTAGGAAAGCGCCTCCCCCTAGCATTGATATAGATATGATTAACACTAGGAGGATAGGGCA